TGTCAATGTTGCTGATGTTGCCTGAGCGTCGAAGTTGTCACCATCAATCGTGAAAGTGATATCTCTGCCAGTTATGATTGATGTTGCCATCTTGGTCTCCTTAGTTGTTTTCCTGTGTGTAATATGTTGAAACTGATAGATCAGCCATTAAGAATGATCCAGTTCCCACGTTCATGATCGCCGGACGTTCAACGTCGCCGACCACGTATCCCGCTGGCATAGCACCGAGAATCTGAATGACAAGCTGCTCTAAACCATCGAGCGCACCTGCGTTGTTGTTATAGGCGACAACCGCCGAAATAATAAAATTGATTTTGACTTTGGTTACTGATCCATTGATTAAAGTGTTTTCCAGATATGGCGAATCAGCCAAGATCACGCAAGCCGGAGCGATGATTGTCTCTGGTGGTGCTTCATAAACTGATGCCGTAACTCCAGCAAGCGCAGTTGCTAATGGTGCGCGAACCTCTGATTGGATCGTCATTGCGCCATCGTTTCGACGTCTATAAATGGGCTAAGCAAGCCAACGACCCTGCTCTGAAGTGACCGCCCTAAAATGAATGGTTGCGGGTTAAAATTCTCGCTTGTTGTCATATTGCCTGAAGCTGTGACGGATTGAAAGATTTCAACCGATACTACAAGAATGGCTGACTTTACCGGTGGAACATTTGCATAAAGTTCGGCAGCTGATGATCCATCTAAAGTCGCTGAACCAGCTGGAATGATCGTGTATAAAACGCGATCCGCTTCGGCCAGTTCGAAAGAAAATTCAAAAGCATTGACTGAATGATTTGAAATATCGTACGTGCCATCTATGACGTTGCCGCAACCAGCCACCACGACAGACTGGCCCACCGCAAAATAACAAGGCCGCAATGTCGTGCAATATACGACCCCATTACTTATGCGAGTCGTCGCGATGGCTGACTGGTATTGCGTCAATAAAGGCAAAATCGTCAATTCCGCAGAATCGATTATTTGATCGAGATATGTATCGTCGTACAAAGATTCAGAGACGCCAAGCACCGTACGCAGCTCGTCGGCTGTGATGATATTTGGCATCTCTGTCCCCTATTCTGCTCGACTGACTCGGGAGCGAATCAGTCGATGTCTAATTGTTTGGATTAGTCCTTGTTGAACGCGTATGCGCCAGCTGCGATCTTGGTCGCTGTTGCGCCATAACCGTACATAAGGATTCCGATTGAACCATCTGAGATGATGTTTGTGCGTAGCTCTAGGCGTGGAGATTCGTACCATGTGTAAGCATCGCGATTGATGACGTACATTGAATCGTCTCCTGTACCCGATAGCGCAGTATCAACCCATAGATCGATTCCATTTACTGAACCGCGCAAGCTGCGTGGTTGTGCGTTACCAGCTGCGTTCTGTGGCTGTAGCGCGTTGTAAATTGGTCGCCCATCGACGTTGAAAGACATTATTCTGCCCCACATCTGCGGACTCACGACGATTGCATCAGCAAACTTGAAAGTGTTTGAATAAACTGAAACTGCTCCAGCTGAAACCCAAGCAAGCAATTCTGCTGCTGTGATATCTGTGCCGTAACCTGTTGCAGTCTTTGTTGCACCCGCAATAATCTCCGCTGAGTTGTATGCGTTTGTTGCGCGTGCATATTGTGAAGTGAGAGTTGAAATTAACTCATTGAAGAAAAGTGGATCAGACCGGTCTGCGAGTTCCACTGACATGATTTGAGACCCCTTGAAGGATTTCACATCAACGTCGATGAAGTCTGTGTGAAGTTCGACTGGTGTAACAGCTCCAAGTTCATTGACCTGAGAAACGTCTGGCAGCTGTGTGACCTTTGGAATTTGAAAAACAAGGCCAGCGTCCGGCAAAACTCCAGAACTGATCGAATCAATTGAAGCTCGTACATTATCTGAAAGACCATTTACGACTTCGCGAAGCTGACGTGTTGGGATAAGTCCCGGATTGTCAGATGTGCTTGTTGCCGCTGCGATAAATGCGCGTGATTGCTCATTTCCGCGAGTAGCTGCGACCTTGTGCATCAAGAATGTTGCTGGATCGACTACAGGGTTGCGTGTTGCGATGAAATTAACAGGCTTCGGAATTGAAGCTGCCTCGATTTTTGCTGAAGCTTCTACCGTCTCGGCGGCAGTTGGCTCTGTGACGGTGTTTTCCACGACGTCTCCTTCTGTTGGTTGTTGTGGTTGTGCTTCTGCATCATCGGGTGACGATTCAGAATCTTCTGTTGATGTTGTTGCTGCAACATTGGTAACGCGAGTTAGATCACCAAATGCCGGATTGTGTGTAAGTGCTACGCCAACAAGATCGGCTGAAGTTACGATCATGGTTCCATCCTTTGCGTGAATAAAGTCGTTCGCGTTGGCTTCCACCGAAAACCCGTCGCGGAGTCCATCGATTGCCTCTTGGATCGCATCTGTTCCAGCTGTTGTCTTGCTGATCTTGAACGTTGCGTTAATTGACTTTCCATCTGGAGCCAATTCCATTGAAAGTGTTTTTCCAATTGGACGAGCAGAATCATGCTCTAGGTTTAGTTTCACATTGGCTGGACTGATTGAGCCAGACTTGAACATGACTTTGCCGGTTGATGCGTTGGCAGCTGTATCGAAAGCCACAATCTGTCCGGTGATTGTGCGAGCCTCTGAATCGGCAGCTGTAATCGTGAATGGTGTTGTTACTTTCATGTGATCATATCCTCTGATTGACGAATCTCATCGACTGTAAGAGCTGCTTGCCCAGTTACAGGATCGACGATTGAGTTGAGTACCTTGTAAATATTCGCACGTTCCAAATCTGAACCGCGCAAATAATCTGAAAGATCGAATTTGACCTCTTGAGATGATGGAACAAAGTCCGGCATTGATAAACGCTCAGATATCGAGGTCATCAGCGGAATCAAAGAGAAATCGAGCAGGGTTTGACGTTGATTTACAGCGTTGGAGTACGTCATCGATGATCCAGTTTCAGCATCGATGTAATACGCCGGAATTCCGCAAGCACGTGCAAGTTCAGTTGCGATATAGCTTCTCGCAGCTGATAATTGTAATTTCTCCGGATCAAAGCCGACAGTCTGCAATTCCACGTCACTATTGAGAAATGCCGTTCCACGATTTCTGCGAGCTGCACCCCAAGCCTCAAGCAATTTTGCAATGCGATCAGCTGGGAGTGCCGTGCCGTTTGATTTAAGTACCATTGACGGAATTGGCTCGCGCGCGTACATCGCTGCGGCACGTTCTAGTTCGGCTCCTGTGCGGATCGTTGCACCAGCGCGATTGAGCAAGCCTTCATCATTACCGTTAAAAACTACAAGCGATCCAATGCCGCTATTAGGTACCGGCGATCCATCGACCATGTAATACTCGATCTCGGTTGCCAAAGAGTTTGTTTGAATTGTGACGCGAGTTGGTGAAACGCGTTGAACGCTACGAACGCGATATGTATCTTGGAATAATTCTGTTATTTGCCAATATGCGTAACCGTAAAATAATAAATCTTCACAAGTCCAAACATAAGTCGCACTTCCTGGTATCCGTGGATCAGGTGTGCGAATTACACGTGGAGTCGCTCCTTCGACTTCCATTCCGGTAGATCGATCAATTACTTCGAGACCGATGCTGGCAATTGATGAGCAAATAATATTTCTGGCGCGAGCGCAGCTTGGAACGGACATAGCCTGTTCGCGTGTAGCTGTATTTGAACCGCCGAAGAATGGTGTCAATGAATCAAGTGTCGTGACTGGCCCAAGTGAAGCCGCTACGTCAGCACCCAATACTGGCGCAACGACTTCAACCCTACGAGTCGCAAAAATGTCCTTAATTCCCATGCGTAAATTTTCCCACGCATAGATCATTACCCAACGAGTATGTCAATCTCCGTCTCTGGGCGTGTCGCGTAATGTGTAACCAAAGCTGTAGCAACGGCGGCGCAAACTGTTGCCGATCCACGACGTCCAATGACCCAACCTGCATCACCGCGCGGAAACTTTACAGCTGAAAGAATCTGAGTTGTGAGTTCGCCTTGATTTCGGTGCTTGAGACGACCCGAGTTAATTGCGCCCAAAAGCTCGTCGCAGCTTTGCGGATAGTTCGAATCCATGTCCAGAATTGGAATTCCCGCTGGACGTAGGCGCGTGGCAATTGATCCCGATGCTCTTTGCGAATACAGCAAGTATTCAATCGGAAACTTCCGGCAATATGGAGCAACGTCATTGGCAATGGCTCGATCATCCAGATGTAAATCGTTTTTCCATGTATGAAGCAGCTTGACGACAAAATCCTCTGACCCTAATTTCTGTGCCCCGACTAATGCACAATTTTTACGATCCGGCGAAACGTCTATGGCCAGCCACGTCAATTTTTCTGGATCGAGATCAAGCTCTGAATTACCGCAATCTTTCCACTTATCGGCATCGACCACTCCGGTAATTGTCTGCACCCATCGGCACATAACCTCGGTCATCACTACTGATGGATCATCGTTGAGTACCGATTTGATATTGCCGACGTTAATAGTGTGGCCAAGTGCCGGATTGCTATAAGTAGCGTTTTCCAATGAGATCACATCGGTTGGAGCAGACCATTCAAAATACCCAATCTCCGGATCATCAGCTCCGGCAATTGCAGCCAAGGCACGTTCGCGTAGCTGGTTGAGAATTAGGGACGTACTTTCACCTGCGTTCGTATAGCCAATTACCATGGGATTTTTCGCTGCCATCAGGGTATAGCGCAAACTCGCAAACGTTTCCATGTCTTTCATTTCACGTAATTCATCGAGATGCAATGTCGATGGTGCAGAAATTCCACGAGCTGCCGATCCAGATGCGCGGATCATGAATCGCGTACCCAAAGTCGTCTCAATTTCTTCTTCGCCATGACGACGCCGGATGCGTTTGACCTGCTTGCTGAGAAAATCGCTGCCCTCAATCAGACGTTCCAAATGTCTAAACTGTTCAAAGGATGTGGACAACCTATGAGCTGATCCGATCTGGATGGATTCATCCCAGAGAAACAGCCCAGCCAAGATTCGGATGTTCATGAGATATGACTTTCCGTTTTGTCTGGCCACCGTCGTGCAGACCGTAGGCGTTGCCCAGCGTCCATCCGGCTTAACCTTGTGCCCATGCTCCAGCACAAACTTTTGCCATGGCATGAGTTCCTGCTTTAGTTCCGCAGCTAGATCAATGACTTCAAAGCCCCTAGAGGGTAAATCATTAAGCGGCGTACAGATTCTAGGCGTTGGAGAGCCAAATAGCGTAGCTGATTTAGGTTCCAAAACCGATACAAGCCGATTTGAGCCTGTTTCGACTTGGTGTCCACTAATTATGACCTGTTCGGTCTTATTCATGGCTTACGCTGTCATTCAAGGGAGATATACGTCCATGGAGAGTCGGGGGTGTTAAAGCATCTCCAAAAAAGCGACCACCTTTAGATAAATTACACTTTTGGCACAGAGTCCGTAAATTCTGATCATAATCGCCTTCAGAGCCCATTAAACGCTTTGGAATCACGTGATCGATGTGCAATCTACCTTCAGTCTGACCGCATATCTGGCAGCAATAGTTATCACGCGCCAAGATACGTAGCCTTATCTTTCGCCATCCCTTTGGCGTTCCATTCTGCCAAGCTTTAGACATTTAATACCAGCCCTTCGAGTGGTGTTGCCAAGCTGCACACATCGAACCATATCGCCCATTGATGTATTTAATTGTGGCATCTATCTGACTATATGGATCAAGTGTTCCGTAATATTTTGATCGCATCTGTCCTAAGCCGTAATGACTTTTGTTTTGAGCTAAGTAATTCCATCTGGATTCCTTAGTGATGATCTTGTTAAAGCATTGAAATTCTTTATAGTCAATCAACCTAGAATGTGCATAGAGTTTGAGATGATCTATTGAATATGAAGTTGCTTCCGCTGGGCTTGTGCAAACAAGACATAGGACTGCCGATAGCACCAGACTTCGCCTGCGAGCTATCCGCATCAGCGGCTCGCCAGCGAGTATGGAGCGTATCCGCCTAGTCAAATACCGGTCAAGTTTGAGCGTACTCTTGGGCGTTGCGCACAGCCTGTGGATAACGCCTGTGGATAACTTATTCACAAACTTAGTTCATCAATCTTAGAGTCATCAACAATCTTGATGCCAAATGCACCACATCCCAGACATTGTGCAAACCATTCATGCTCGGTTAATTCAGCACCTTTTTTAAGTCCATGACGTTGTTTTGCTTTACCGTAGAGCTTTGCACATATCGAACAATCAAATTCCAGTATTGACATATTTGCTTCTCCTTAATGTTTCGATTGGCTGAAGATTGATCTGGCTCACCCAGTAACCGCCCTGAGCTGATTGGAATCTCGGACGTTTAGCAACGCCCACCGGTATCCAGCCCACGACGTAATATGACGGTGATTCGCCTACGACTAACACCGCAATATCGGTATCACGATCATCGTCTGTAATGATAAGATGACCGTTTTTATGCGACGTCTGCTTTACCTCAAGCCCTAAGCCATTGAGATCGACGTCCGGTTCATTCTTGAATGTATTGACCGTTGGCGTAAAGTCATCAATTCCAAAGTACCGAGCAACCGCCATTTCAGCTCCGGCAGCTTCGGAATGGATCACGACGCCATTGTGAAAATTGCCTTTATTGCCGTTAAATTTGGGATTTGATCCATATCTGGATTCACGTGCCAATCCGGTTGCATGAGCTGTTATCTCATCTTCACGCGATAAACGCACAAGAATCATCGGCATCCACCACAAAACCAAATGATGTTGTCGGTGTTGTCATAACCTTTTTGGTATCCGAATTTGTCAAACCTTGTGAGCTTCGAACACTTATCGCATTGTTCGACTTTGTATTCCTCGACCACTTCACCGTTGTATAACAATTTTGCCGTCATTGATTGCGGATAGATGATCTCCATGTACTCGCTCATACTTGAGGCTCCCATTTTCCACGTGATGTAAATACGTACCAAACCGGTTCGCATTGCTTTGGCTTACGTTCAACGCAGCTGTAATTACCCCATGCTTTACCGGTCTTGGCTGATACGCCTTCGCGCCAGATACGATGCCCATGGACGCACTGTGGAGCCTCTGCCAGCATTTCACCGCCCAGCTGAGACGTAACCTCTTGGATTGCGCCACCGAGTGTCTGGGCCTTTTCAGCTGCCGTTAATTCATCTTCGTTTTTGAACGATGGCACGTCACCAAATTTGGTTGTCCAATAGTCGTAATCTTGCTTTGGATCAGCTGTAGCGACTTTGGCATTCATCGTCTCGACCTGTTGCATTGTCTCGCGAGTAGCCTTTTCAGTACCGCCCATGACTAAAGCCATGACGCGCATTAAAGCTGATGTAACTGTGTCCTCGACAAACCAGCGTTTCATATTGGCGTTATAGGCAGCCAGATAACCGTATGCGAAATCGATCCCCGCTGGCTCCGTCTCCGTCTGGTTGCGCCAAGCTGCTGCACGTACGAGTATCGATCCTCTTTCACCATCGAAATTGACAATTGTGGCTTCGAGCCGACCTTCTGGGAAAGTCTTGATCCAGCGATCTGTGCGTTCCTTGTTGCCTTCATAGTTATCCAAGAATCCCATTATTTAGCCACCTTTTTACCAGCTGCGATGTGGCGTGAGATGGCGCGACCTTTTCGATAGCCTTTGCGCTCACCCTCTTTGAAACCGACTGAGTAAGCCATTAGAGACCATAAAGCACCAGCGATGATCATAAAGATCACGATAGATAATTCATTCATTTGAAGCTCCCGATTCTGAAAGCTGCGTATCAGCTCCCGAAATAGAGAGTGACAGCCTTATCTGACAAAATCAAGATTCACGCATGATTTACGGCGTGTCGAAACGCTTATTTGTCCTCAATGAGTTTGGTGTATAGAAAGTCCAAACGAGCTTCGATCCGAGAAACTTGATCCTTCAAACTCGAACCGGAATTCGGAGACAGTTCGCTCATCACCGACTTGATGATGATTCGCATTGACGAATAGATGGCTGCAAGTACCGCTAGAACAAAACCACCAACAGCCGTCCATTCGCCTACGGTCATTTTTTCGAGCCGAAAGACACGTCGTTTGGATTAGCCCAACGCATTGCCAATGGCACTACACCAGCGAGCAATCCCATTGCTAAATCCTTTGGATTGGTATTGCCGGTCATATAGACAGCCAGC